ACCATTGACCCGGCTGCACCACCAGCAACGATGATGAAGTTGAACGTGTCCCCCACCATGTCGGGTTGTACGTCGAACTCGAACGCGCACGCCTGGGGGACACCCCGAACAACTAGGGTTTGTGCGGACTGGGTGGAGTTGGCGTTCGCGGAAGCGTAAGCGGTCTGACCGTCAGCACCCACACCAATCAAAGTGGTGCCAGCAGCAAACCGGGATGACACACCAGACAACACGGACACGTCGTTACCAACCATGTTCGCCCGGAAAGGTTTCGACGTTGCACACGTGATGAGGTTAGACCCGTTCGTGATCGCCGCGTCTGTGGCTACCACGTCGGACCCGTCACCAACGTTGTACGCCAACGCTGAAACCCCACACACCACTTGGGATTGGGTGTTGTTGTACAGGTACGCAGAAATGGTGCCCGAGGTGGGGACGACTGCGTGCAGGTTGAACCCGAGACGCACACGGTTGCCTGACACCATCGCACCCGCCGTGACCGGGTAGGACAGGTTGTAGTCCCCCACTGAACCCCGGACGATCACGGGTGAGTTGCCGCGCCACCTAGTTGATGTTGTTTGTGCGAAACACCAACCTCCTGTGGTGTTGCCTGACCCGACAACCTTGTCCGAACCAGCAGACGTGGCAGCCAAATCTGGGATCAACAGGTTTGGGTTGTAGGCCCCTTCAACCGGTGCACGGACAGGACCAGGAATGGAGTTCAACACCTCTGCGAGCTTCTCCGACATTTGTTTCACACCCAACGCGACAGGGTGTGTCCCATCCGATGTGTAACCCGCTGCGTAGGCGTTCGTGGCCGGGTTCACCAACACTGTGTGGTAATCCACCAACGGGACACCAAGGTCGCGTGCGTACCGTTTCACCCATTCGTTGTATTGGGTGATCCACGTCAACCCTGCACCAGACGTGTAGGAGTCGTTCGGGGGAACAGTGGTCAGGATGGGGAGAATCCCTGCACCGAATAGGGCGTCCACAATGGTGGTGATGTTCGCCCGAGTGTCACCAATCGGCACACCGTTACCGAGGTCGTTGGTCACTTCCCCAACAATGCAGTAATCCCAATTCGACGTGACAACCACGGGAAGATGGGTGGCGATCATCTGCGCCGTCGTGAAACCCACGGTGGCGGCAACGCCACCAGCGGTGAACCTGCCCTTCGTTTTGGGTAGCGCGTTACCCATGATCGCCAACGACCCGTAACTGATGGTCCCCGACAGTGTGCGGTCGTAGTACGACAACGCACCGTTAGACGAAATGGATGCGCCTATCTGTCCGATCACCGCAGGACCAGGAGAACGTAGGTACCGTTTGTCATTCGCTACCTGTTTGGTGGCGTCTGACGTGTTCGTCACGTTCCCCAACCCGACCTGTGTGGCAGTCACGGCGTGGGGATTGGCGTGGTCCGCTTCATGGGTGTCAATGTCAGATTGTGCGGCAGACGCAGCAGAACCAGCAGCGCCCGCTGTTGACTGTGCCGTAGCCGCAGCGTTACCAGCGTTGGTGGCTGTGGTTTGCGCTGCGTCGGCGTCCGCTTGTGCAGCATCAGCGGCAGCCTGAGCTGTCGCAGCAGCAGAACCCGCAGCAGTAGCGGTCCCCTGCGCGGCAGCAGCGGCTGTGGCGGCACCGTCAGCGGTGGACTGTGCCCCAGCAGCAGCAGCAGCGTTGTCATCCAAGTCTTGTTGGATGTGGATTTCGTCCAGACGGTTTCCGTCCGCGTCCCTCATGTAACTCATCCGGGGTTCCCGTCATATCGGATGTCGTCAAGGACACCAGCAGTCCACACGAACTCCAACCCCACACCAGTGGGTGCGGGTAGACCGTAGGAGGCGTCAGTGGACACGGCCCGTTCAGCGTTGTCGATCGCATTGATCTGGGTCTGCAAATCCTCATCTGCTGCTATCCGCGCTGCAATCTCATCAGCAATGTCAGCCGCGTTGATCGCGTCACCATTGATCCGTGCTGCAACCTCGTTCGCAAGGTCAATCACCCATTGTGCTGGGGGTTCAAGATCAGGAGGGGAGACGGCGACAAGGTCACCGAAATCAACGATGGTTCCTTCTGTGACGGTGGGGACGAGGTAGTCGTTCGCTTCCCCACACGATGTGTCACCCTGTCCGGGTCGGAAGAACTCAATGGACCATGCCCAGTTGTTCGCATACGGGCCGTAATCGGTGGCTTCCAAATAAACCCATGCAACACCAGGGGTTGCTGGTTGGACGACGGTCAGGCCGTCCATGAGTGCTTCGCCGAATGTGACGAAGAAACGTTTGTCGGTGACGACATAGTCGGGTGGGGTTTCGCCCTCAATATGTCGGACCAGAGAAGGTTTGAACCCTGCCCGTCCGATGAATGGTGTGCCGGCGTCCCCGGATTGTGCCGGGTCGTAGAGGGTGATCTTCACCAACGTTGGGGCAACCATCAGACACGTCCTGCCGGTTGGAACACAGGTTTCAGACCCGGTTTCGCGAAACGTCCGTCAGCGGTCCTGTACACGGGAACAATCCGACACATGCACGAACTTCCGTTCACGTCTTCGCCGGGGAGTGCTTCGAACTGGTCAGCGGTTGGGGCGTTCTCACCGTTGATTTCCCGGTGTGGTGGGAACGTGCCACCCTTCAAACCCAAAGCCCACCGCCACGTCCAACCAGTAACCCTGATCCCGTGGTTGGCGAGCGCGTTACGGGTGGCGGGTGAGTCAGCAAAACCCATCAGATACGCACCCACTTATTTCCGCGAGTCTGAGCATGGCTTGCCTGTTCATAACAAGTCGGGCCGTTGGAATGATCGCCGTGACAGAAACGACGATGGCCTTCCTTGCTGGTTGTCATCGAAGCGAACCCGTCAGCCGGGTCCTTACCGCACCATGAGCAGTGCATTAGATCCCACCCCCCGCAGCAAGATTCACCACGGTACGGATCTGTTCAGCATCCAACGGCGGGGGTGTGGGCTGGCCCAACGTTTCCACAACATGGGTCGTCAACGCCTGCACAAGGGAATCAGAAGACTGTGTGACCCAACCGGGTTGACCCGACCAACCAGGGATCAACGTTGAGGTTTGTTCCCATGCTTCATTGACCCGGCGTCCCCACCACTCAGCGACCGATTCCAATGGTTCTGTGATCTGTGCAGCAATATCCACACCCGCATTAGTGAGTCCGTCAACACCCAGTTCGACGGCCAATGATCCGTTCTTCAACGCCTTGAACGCCTTATCTGCACGCACGGTTGGGTTGACCCGGGCTGCTGCACCAAGTCTCTGACGCGCCCTGTCCGTCGCTGATGCTGTGAAACCAGCAAGCTCAGACGATAGGTGGAAATCAATGTCAGCCAACAACTGTGAAAGGTCACTAGTCGCGGCTGCGGTGACTGGTTCGTCAGCGGCCACATTCGCAGGGTCAGGTTGGATCGGTGCAGACGCACCCGGTGGGACACCATCATCGGCGGGTGCTGCGTCCTCAGGGATCGCCAACACTTCCCGCGTGTACGTCGGGTCAGCCAGTCCTTCGGTGTACGCCCACTTCGTGTCCTCAACACTGTTCCGTCGAGCAAGTAGAGCGGATGGGTTAGGGACAACCTCAACCTTCACCCCATCAAGGATGTCCGTCAAAGCGTCCTGAGCGACCTGAGCCACCATCCACGCCGGGGGTTCAATGTGCGCACGGTAAGCGTTTTCTTCAACCTGGAACGCAGTAGCCCGCGATTGGGCTTGCATCCCCAACAGGATCTCAGGAGGAACGGGAAGGCCGTAGGCTAACCGATTGATGCAAGACAGAACTTTCCGGTCCAACACGGCGTCATAACCAAAATCGGGGACAACCCAATTAATGCCGTCCTTGATCAAGTCCAGTGGGCCACTGATACGAATAGGTGACATGTCATCTGGGTTCACCATTTTCGCAGTCATGGCCGCGTTGAATGCATCCCAAACTGTTGAGCTGTTGTCTTTGTCGAACCCGTCAGCGGTAGCAAGGATGCCGTTGATCAACACCCGTTGTGAGGATTGGGATCGGCCTTGCCTAGACAACCAGTCCAGTTCATCCAACAGTTCAAGAACGGAGAATAGTGGTGCGTCTGGCATGGTCGGGTCTGCTGGGTGCGGCCAAATGAACGGCACCCGGTCGCGGGCTTTCTTGATCGTCTCAACCCGGTCACGTTCCACCACGGACACGACCCGCCAACGTTCAGGTTTCGGGTCGAAAATGTAGTCACCCTGACCAGCCACGAACAGGTTCGTGGTCACAGACCGGACGTTTGAGTCCGTCCAATCGATCAGGTCCAACAGTTCAGCGGACGCCCGCGTCAAATCCTGTTCGGGGTCTGTGCCGTCACCTGCAGGCTCGTTTGTCGTGATCGGGGTATCACGGCCCGGAACATCCGTAACAGTCCACACCGGTTCACCATCGATCAACACATCCCAGTCAAGGCGTGTCATCTGGTCCGCCAACCACGAGTTGACGTAGTGCACTTCGCCGACTGCGCGGGCACCTGTTAGGCCGGGGACCCCGTAGTAGGACCAGGCGCGCCGTTGGAGGTCGGCTACGTTGTTGTTCCCACGGGTCACGTCGCCAATGATGCCATGACGCCTACCACGGATGCGGTAGCCAAGTGTGTCAACGGGTCATAGTTTCCAGTGGCGAGCAGAACGAGTCCGGTGATCCACCAGCCTGAACACCATCCACAGTTGACCAGTTCACCCACCCAGTCCTCATTGGATCGTGCCCAACCGAACGCCCACTCCGTGATGGTGGCTTTCGCGAGCATGAACCACAGATACAGGGAAGCAAGGCCGACGACAAGAACCGTGTTCATCACTTTTCCCTGAGCGTGTGCGTGAGATGTTGACCTGTGACCGTGCCGTCACATTCTGTGAACGTCTCCCATGTTGGGCCACACCAGCAGTCCTCAGATTCATCGTGCATTGCCCTGAGGCGTTCATGCCGTTCAAGGATGGTTTCCTTCATGCGGGCCACATCATTGCTAGACGTAGGCGCGGGATGTCGCCTTTGCAGGAACACGGACGACGAGTAACCGTGTAAGACACTTCATCCGGGGCGTACACAACAGGGGGTGCGGAGGTTCCGTTGACCCACACTGCGACCCTGCCGGCAGAATCCTTCTGAATCCTGACACCCGTATGGATGATTTGGCCGTCTTTTGTTATGTCCCCTACAACGTCGGAGACGGTGCGGACACGGACCGTTGCGGTCATCGTGCAACCCTGTTCGGCTGTGCTTCACGCCCACCTGGTCCACCGGTACGTTCGGTGACTGGTTGCAATCCGCTACGGATATGAACCAACCGTGGAGCGTCGAACGATTCGTATTCGATCTTTCCATCTTTCACAAATTCCAGAGTGATCCGTTCACATGCATGAAGGTAGAAGGTAACGCCAGTAGCGACCCCTTCAAATCCCGTCAACGGATCCCGGTATCTCTCGCCCAATTTGGTGTCAGATTTGAACTTTCCCATGGTGGTTACCGTCCTCTACGGAATGACGAAAGAGAAGAACTTCCCTGTGATGGTAGACCCACCGAGGCAGGGTTCACTGAAACCGTGCCGGTCATAGGGGAACGTAAACGTTTCAACGCCTGCGACATCGCATCCACCTGGTCGTCGTGTGGTGCACCGGAAGGGAATCCGGTAACCTCACTGAGCCAGTCCGTCAACCATGGGGAACGTTCAGGGATGAACACCTGTTTGGCCTCCACCAATGGTGCGACAGCTTGCGCCCTGATCTCTTTCGACCCCCTCGCGGGTTCACCGATGATGCCCGGGATCTCTCGTTTCAGTTCATCCACTGCTGCGTGCCCGTTAGCGGCGGCTTCAACAATGTGGGCGGTTGCGTGGGGGTAACGGTCAGCCAATGCCCGGATCTGATGGACTTGTTGAGTGAACGACCAGCGTCCTCTCACTTGATCTATCAGGTAGAACCGTCCGTCTGCCAACGTCCAGACTTGACCCACCGCATAATCGCCTGTGTCAGTGAATGACAGATCCCATGATGTGATCGTCGTGGTTCCTTCGGGTGGTGTTTCGTACCGTTGCCACCAGTCAGGGTTGAACACTTGACCTGACGTGGGAGAGGGGCGTTGCTGGTATAGGGCACCCCACACATATGACCCGACTTCGGTTCTGAGTTGGTCCCACCGTTCCAACGCTTGTGCTGGTGTCTCTGACGCCTGCGGGGTCAACAACGGTTCGCCTATCTCACGGCCTAGGAGATCGTCAGGTTCAGCCAACGCAGGGAGTCTGATCCTCTCCCACCCATCGGGGTCGTGGTCGAACAGGCGTCCCGCCAGATCGTCTTCATGCCAACGGGTCTGAACCAACACCACAAGAGCACCAGGGCGTAGGCGGGGTTTCAACACTGACTGCCATGTGTCCCACAACAGGTCACGTTGGAACCTGGAGTGCGCTTCGGTGAGGTTCTTCAACGGGTCATCAATGACCAACAGGCGTGCCCTGCGTCCCGTGATCTGCCCACCGACACCACGGGCGACCACGGAACCGTTCTCGCTGGTTTCCCACTCGGTGACTGCTGCACTCTCAGCGGACAGGTGCACGTTGGGGACGTTGCCGTCTGTAACATGGCGGCGGCAGTCCCTAGAGAACTTGGTGGCCAACGATGCCTCAGCGGAGACTAGGAGGACTTCCCACCCCGGGTTGCGGGACAACGCATACAGGGGTAACGCGACTGAACACATGGACGACTTACCTTGACCGGGTGGCATTTCAACTATGAGCCGGCGGTCCTCACCGTTCTCGACAGCTTCGATTGCTTCTGTGAGTCGTTCGGTCAGGTAGTCGGTGTGGGGGCGTTGACGGTAGAACGGGAGTAGTTCTGCTGCGAGTCCTAGGAGGGTTGTTCCTTCGGCTTGTTCCCAATAGGCCCGGAGGTCGTCCGCGAGGGTGGTCATGGTTGTTCGATTGCTTCCAAGAACATGGCCCTCAACTGGTTCCGTTCGGGTAGTCCTTTGGTGGCTGTGTCGAACGCTTTAGCAATCAACGCGATTTTGGATGCTTCGATGCGAACCATTTGCGCTTTCAGTTCCTCCAACGAACCAACACCAAGCAACTGCGACAGGAGTTGTGCGATGCGTACCGAGTCTGCGTCCTTTGCGTCTTCTAACCGTGCGCCCTGGTCTTGGACGATCAGGTTGAACCAACCCAGTTTGTCGTCAAGGTCAGGCAGAGTGTGTTTCTTCGCAAGGATGAGCCAGAGTCGGACAGCTTCTGTGGTCGCGTCGTAGTGGTCCGCGATCTCTGCGATCGTCATTTGTTCTTCTAGGTGGAGTCGGCGTGCTTCCAAAGCCCGATCTATGGCATCTTGGCCTCGGAGTCTTACAGCAGTCATGCGCCCTCCCCAAAATCAAGCACGTCTTGCGAGAGTCGGCGTGCGGCGATTTCGCAGTAGCGTTCTTCGAGTTCAACGCCGATTGCTTTGCGGCCGAGGTTGCGAGCGGCGATGAGGGTCGAACCGGAGCCGACGAACGGGTCAGCGATCACTCCCTCTGGGCAACGCCCAACAAGGTCCTCCATCAGGCCGATGGGCTTGGGCGTCGGGTGACCGACCTTCCCAACTTCCGCTTGCCGGATTTCGTGGGTGATGTAGTACCCGCGCCGAGGCTTCCCCTTGAAAAGGGAAAGGGTTTCCCCAA